TCCTCCTGGAAGAGTCGTAATTTCGGTTCCTCTACCACCTTCTCTACGTGGTAGCCAGAAATCTTCGAGCATAGTCATGAACTTTCTATCGTCGCGAATTTCGCCAGTTGACGCATCATAAACTAGCTTGTTTTTAAACTTAGTCATCATGTCGCGAACATACTGTTCTGCCTTCATCTTAGGAAGATTACCAACGTCGATGTAGAAAATTCTTCTTTCTGGTGCTCTTGAAATACGATAAATGACAAGCGAATCTTCCATTGAGCGAAGCTGGTTAAGTGGCTTAATTGCCTTATGTAGATAAGACTTAACTAAGTCGCCAGTGACAGTCGAAAGACCGCTTGTGCAGTTAACAATTGAATCCTTCGCAATCTTAATACCGGATGATACTGCTGCTGAAGGAACAGCCATTGAACCTGAGGTCTTTGTGAAACCTTTATCGTTATAAAGGAAGTATGTAAGTTCTTTGTTATACATACCATCACCGCCAGGCATTGGCTTTCTATTCTTTTTAACTTCTGTAATTTTTGTGATTTTTCTTGGATCGATATAACGAAGTTCTTTGATACCTTCTGAAGGATCATCTTCGTTAATAATTGCATGATAGTATAGACGACCGTCAACATACCATCTACGAACGATCTCGTATGAAAGTCTGTCAAAGTCTAATAGACCTAAGACATTGTCAAACTCTCTAACTAATTCTTTTTTAATTGAATCCGGATAATCTAAATCGTCGAGAACAATCTCAACTGGTTTAGCGTCCGGGCTTTGTGTGATAACTTCATTAACGATATCGTCAATTGCCATGTCCACTTCTGGGTGTTCTGCCATTTCACGATATTTGTTTACTAAATCAGCTTCGTTTCTAATCGACCCATCCATATCGAGATAGGTGCCATAGACACCAGCATTCTCGACGACAACGCCACCGTCTTCGTTGGGCTTAGCAACGAACGATGTGTTATCTTCTTGTGGGCGACGAATTTCGAATCCAAAGATATTTAGTAAAGGATTGTTAGCCATTATTTCATCTCCAAGTTAAAATACTTCTTTGCTCTTTTTGAAGTATGATTTCCACATATCCATCCAGAAGGAATGTCTTTTTCTTTTTCAATATATCTAGTTTCTGTTCCATTATTTATAGCTTTAAGCTTTCCTTTATTATTCTTGTTTGATGGTGATACGCCTAATCTTTTCGATCTTAGTTTTGCACGAATTTCTTTTGCTTTATCAACACCATGAATATCTACTAATGATTTCCCTTTGTTAATAGGAATATTACCTTTAAGCTTTATTGATAAATTCTCACGAATTTCTTTTGCTTTATCAACACCATGAATATCTTCTGACGACTTTCCCTTTAAGTTAGTAGATTTTCCTAATTTCTTTTTTGATATTTTTTCGCTAACACTTAAATATCTGTCTGGATCGTTACTCCAATGATTATCACCGTGTCTTCGTATATTGTAATACTTTTTCCTTAGTTCTTCATCCTTAATAAAAGACTGCCAATATGCTTCTTCCAAAAACATATCTTTTCTATCTGTATAGATATAAGATAAAATTCTTCTTCTAAAATCATTTGGCCTTCTGCTATAAGCTTGTTTCATCCAAGGCGAACTACATATGTAACCATCATTTATATTACCCCAATGACAGCCAATGTAATATCTGGTATGCTTTTTATCATACCAGATATACACAAATCCATATTCCTTCATTAAATAACTCCTTCAAGCTATTTATAAAAGTATATGTCCTACTTACCACCCGCATTACCGGTTGAACCGCCTGAGACGATCCAATAATCGTACTGGAATTCCGTCTGGAACAATTCGATTGCATCGTTCTGATCCCATCCCAAATCAATCTGACTTACAATGCTTGGCCATAGACCGATAAACTTGTAAGTTCTGATTTCGTTGCCGTCCTTCGAGTACTGAACAACTTCCGCGTCTGACTTATAGTCAAGTAGTTCACGAACGTTTCCTTCGAACCTATTCATTCTGTTAGACCACTCTTCAAGAGCGTTTCTAACTAGGAAGTCTTCGTCGTTAATAACGGTAACTGCCCAAGGGTCGTATACTCTATCTCCAGCAAGCTTCATGAATCTACCAAAGTATGGTACTTGGATAGTTCCCAAATTAGATGCTGGAAGTGCCGCCGCCTGGATCATAAAAGGTGCTTTTAGATCCGCAGTTCCATTTCCTCTGTTAGTTAGTCTAACTTGGAAAAGGTTCTGACGTGCACCGCCAAATGCTAGCTGGCTCTTCATCTCGTTAATCGAAAATGACATTTTTACTTTACTCCTGTAAGTACTTGTACTTTATTACTTTCTATCATTTTATTTATCTTATAAATCGATATACCAGTATCATTCGTCATTTCTTTACAAGTACCATATTCCTTTCCGTTGTATATTACTCGTTTAGCGTTCGGATTTCCTGTCCCTTGCATAAGTTTTGAATGTTCCGGTCTACTTAATCCTGTTAACCAGGGAGTTTTTCTACCTTTATGTGCTTTTCCGATTTTTCTTTTTGTTTCTTCTGTATGTTTTAACCCAATATGAGATAGGCTTTTCTTTTTTCTTATCTCATCAGTGTGATAATACGCACATGCTTTAGGATCAATTGCCTTGTTCGTACTTTTATTCAAGAACCTATTATCATTAATTACATTCATTCTCTGTAATACTTGTGATTCCCAATTTCTTGCCGCTTCGCTTGTTTTGAATATTTTTCTAACCTGAATAATATCAGGATCTCCGAACTTTTTTCTAAAATTACAAACATGACTAGAAGATGTAAAATACTTATTCCATAAATCGGAAGGATCGCAATTTTCAGCAAATCGAACCCCGTAATAATATTTCTCCTGATTAGACCAACCAAGTAAATATGTATACGGGGTTCCCATGTTATCTCCTTAGATTAAAATGCGCCTGCTACTTCTGTGAATTCTACGTCTGTACCAACTGCAACAAAGTTCAACTGAATAAAGTTGATTGATTTTGCTGGCTTCAAGTAAATGTCGCCAACGAATCTGTTGCTATCAATAACCGCTTGAGTGTTGTTTGTTTCATCGCAAACAACTCTAAAGTCGAAGATTCCTCTTCTTCCCTGAACGTCTCTCAAGAATGGCTCAACTAGATTCTTAAACTGTGCTCTAGTGAATTCGTCGTTGAATTCGAATAGAGTTGATTGAGCAGCAGTTGCAATAGTCTTTCTAAGAACAATGAACAGTCTGCGAACATTGATTCTATCAAATGCACTTGCTCTTCCTAGTCCGGTCTTATCACCGTAAAGAACGGTTCCTTGACCTGGGAAAGTTACTACAGGGTTAACGTCGTTCTTATAAAGAAGGTCGCGCTGTGCTTTTGTAGGATTCCACGCAAGCTTTACAACATTCTTAATTTGACCTCTGTTAAATCCTGCTGGTGAGAACCATGGATCTCTTAGATCGTCTGTTCTTGCCGCCAAACCAGCGATATCGCCGTTTAGTGGTACATATCTATATACGTCGTTATATTTATCATACTGATACTTATATCCGCTGTCGATAAAGCTATAAGAACTTGATCTTAGGTTGTTTCTGAAGTCGATAATGTTAGTAACCTGTGCTCCATCAACGCCCGAACCAGCAACGTCAGCTCTAGCTGGCGATACAAATACAACACAATCCTTTCTAACTTCTGCGATATTATCGATTAGGTAGTTAGCTAGTTGTGTATCGTTTGAACCTCTTGCTTTACCTGTAAGAACAAGTGAAACATCAACTGATGTTTGATCTGCGAACAAGTCATATGCACTAGCAAGCGATGCAAACTCTAGAGTTGACTCTGTTGCCCCGCTTTCACCGCCAACAAAGCTCTTAGTATACGGAGTTTCTGTTAGATCTGCGGTGATCGAATCTGCTGTTGCAGAAGGAGCACCTGGAAGATCGTTAGCCACCCAAATATATGACGAGTTCTCGTTGATGTGTGTCTGATAATAGTTAGTTGTTCCGTCAGCGTTCT